AACCAACATAGTAGATAGTGGAGCAAGTGATATGAGAGATGGCGGTAAAGGCGACACACCTCGCCCATTAGGTGTACCCATGGAAACGTTTGATAGAAACTTTGAAGCAATCTTTGGGAAGAAAAAACAAACAACATTAAAAGATTACATCGACCAAAAAGAAGAGAGAAACGAAGATGGAAATAATAGAGAACAAGGCTCTAGTATTTAGGACACGCGACCCCGATAAGTACAGCATTATTCCCCGCAGTAAAGTAGTTGGAGAAAATAATGGTGTATACGAGATGGCAGTGTTTTGGGGTTTAGAAGAAGTAAGAGTATTAAGAAACTTAGGAGTAAAAGATTTAGCATCACCGATAACGGCACGTTATGAATGGCCGGGTCGACACAAACCTTTTGCACACCAAATTGAAACAGCTTCTTTTCTAACGCTTAATCCCAAAGCGTTTGTATTTAATGACCCAGGGACTGGTAAGACGCTGAGCGCTTTATGGGCAGCAGACTACTTAATGCGGTTAAAGAAAGTAAGACGTTGTTTAATTTTGTGCCCGTTGTCAATCATGCATGACGCTTGGATGAGTGGTATATCTAATAGCGTTATTCACAGGTCTGCAATTGTGGCGCACCATTCTCAAGCTAGTCGGCGTATCGAGATGGTTCAGGGTGACTATGAGTTTGTAATTGTTAATTACGACGGATTAAACTTAATCGCTGAAGAAGTTGCACGCGATGGGCGGTTTGACTTGGTTATAGTAGACGAAGCTAACGCCTATAAAAACTCATCAACTAAACGATGGAAGTCGCTCAACAAAATCGTTCGTCCTGATTCACTACTATGGATGATGACTGGTACTCCCTCAGCTCAGTCCCCTGTTGATGCGTATGGTTTAGCTAAGCTGGTTAACCCAACTGGCGTTCCTAAGTTTGCCACTGCATGGCGTGACAAGGTGATGAAAAAGCTCACGCAGTTTAAGTGGGTTCCTAAGAGCGGTGCAGCTGAGGCTGTATTTGCGGCATTGCAACCAGCCATTAGGTTTACTAAAGAAGAGTGTACCGACTTACCGCCTGTGCTTACTGAGACTCGCGAGATACCACTAACACCCCAGCAGGTCAAGTACTATAAGCTTCTCAAGGAGCGCATGGTTATGCAGGCTTCGGGTGAAACAATCACGGCAGTTAATGCCGCGGCTGGCGTATCTAAGTTGCTACAAATTTCAGCAGGTGCCGCATATACGGATGCCCATGAGGTTGTTGAATTTGATTGCGCCCCACGACTAAACGTCCTGCTAGAAGTGTTGCAAGAAACCAACAGAAAAGTTATTATTTTTGCACCCTTTAGGCACAGCATTGAAACCATCCACGAGTTCCTTCTCAAGCACAATGTGGGCGCAGAGGTAATTCATGGCGACGTATCGGTTAATAAGCGTACCGATATCTTTAAGCGGTTTCAAACAGAACCAAACCCGCGTATACTAGTAGTTCAACCTCAATCAGCATCTCATGGGGTTACGCTTACAGCCGCGGATACGGTAGTATTTTATGGTCCCGTTATGTCTGTAGAGACTTACCTACAGTGCATTGCTAGAGCAGATCGTATTGGACAGACAGGTACGAATGTTACTGTGATACACTTACAAGGTAGCGATATAGAAAAGCGGATGTTTGCGCAACTAGAGAAGCGTGTAGAAGGTCACGACATTCTGCTCAATCTGTATAAGGAGGAGATTGGCGAAAAATAAAACCCTGTATTGGGTTGTACAACTGTCTGCATTGATGTATAATTATTGACAAAGGAGGAAGTATGTCAGACGAAGCAATTCCGCTAGACAAGCTAGCAAAAATATATCGCAAGATATACGCGAAGACTAACGAGCTAACCACGCAGTATGAAACACAGCTCGAAGAACTTAAAGCACAACAGGAAGAAATCAAGAATGCCATGAAGGATCAGATGGTGGCACTCGGTCTTCAGTCTGTAAAAACAGATGAAGGCACAATTATCCTGTCACAGAAAACACGCTATTACACAGATGACTGGGATTCATTCAAGACGTTTGTGGTAGAGAACGATGCGCTCGATTTGTTTGAGAAGCGCATTGCTCAGAAAAATATGGCGATGTTCTTAGAGGAAAACCCTGGCGTTGTACCTATGGGGTTAAACTCTATGTCCGAAGTTTCAGTATCAGTACGTAAACCAACCAAATAAGGAGAAGTAAATGAATGCACCACTAACACCCGAAGAGCAAGCCGTACAACAAGCGGCTCGGAATATTATGCTCGAACTTGACCTACGCAGAATGGCATTAGATACCGCCGCAAAAAGCATGTACGAAGGTAGCGCCTTTGAGGTTACAGAAACAGCAGCAGTATTCTTACAATTTTTACAAACAGGTGCGGCAGTTGCCAAACCAACTAGTACAGGAGCAGTAACAAATGAGTAAAGAACTCACAGCATTTAACCCCTCACAACTTCCATCATTTGCTAAAAATGTAGAACTGTCTGACCTCGCCAAGAGTTTGGCTGGTGGTGGCGGTGGTGGTAACGGCAAGCGTATTTCCATTAAAGGCGGTGTATTCCGTTTATTAGCGGGTAGCGAAGAAGTAGCTTCGATTGATGATCGCCATCTTGATGTAGTTGTTGTTCAAGCTGCACCTAAGATCAGCCGTACATTTTATGCAGGCACATACGAAGAAGGCGCTAGCAAAGGACCTGAGTGCTGGTCAGCAGATGGTGAAACACCTGATAGTTCAGTTAAAGAACCACAAGCTAGCAACTGCGCATCATGCCCACAGAATGCCGCTGGGTCTGGTCAAGGTAATTCACGCGCATGCCGTTTCAGTCAGCGCTTAGCAGTTGTATTGGCTAACGATGTAGGCGGCGATATTATGCAGTTAACTCTATCTGCCACATCAATCTTCGGTAAAGAAGAAGGCGACAAGCGCCCACTACAGGCGTATGCTAGATTCCTAGCCGCGCAAAGCATTAGCCCTGAGACTGTTGTTACCCGTTTGCGTTTCGACACTAAAGCTGCTGTGCCTAAGTTATTCTTCCAACCAATGCGCTGGTTATCCGAAGACGAATATGAAACAGTTAAGGAAAAGAGTGAGTCTACTGAAGCTAAGCAAGCAGTTGTTATGAGCTTTGGTAGCGGTATCGGTAAGAAAGCAAAAGCGGCTCCAGCCTTAGCGGCGCCAAAGGAAGAAGCCGAGTCATTCGATGAGCCTGAGAAGCGTAAGGTAACTCCTAAACCATCAGCGGTTCCAAAGAAAAAGACTGGCGACTTAGCTTCTGTTGTTGATGAGTGGGATACTGACGATGAGTAAGCTTGCTTTAGCCCTAGGGCTATTCTTGGCGGCATCCATTGTTTATGCTGGATGTATGACAAACACTGATATGCAAACAGGACGAATCTGTACTATTTGCTGTGATGGGTCTGGTAACTGTTTTACGACCTGCTCAGGATAAAGTTTAGGGGAGGCTGACACTATTCAGCTCAAGTACTCGAGGACGAACGACTAAAAAGACTGTCTCCCCACCCACAACAAAGAAAAGAAAATGGCTTACTCAGAAACAATACGACAGTCCACCGCCAAGGCAGAAAAGACCCTAGGCAATCAGCTAGGTCGATGGGCTATTAAATTGAATTTTCCTGTGATTCAGATTTCGCAGTACACAGGAGCAACAAGACAGACGGTTTATAACTGGTTCTCAGGAACCGAAGTTACTCCATCATATAGAACAAGCGTAACCAATCTGTTGCGCATATTACAAACAAGCAGCACCGTTGAAGAGGCAATGAAAAAATGCAATCAGAAAAAATAAACGAAGCAGTGATTTCCCCACAAGCATTAACCGATAAAGAACTGATTAGCTTTGCAGAACGCTACCTTGATACTGGCATGCCGTTAAGTTTTCAGAAGGAACTTTTAAAAAGATTCGACAGACGCATTAACGGTTAACCCAAGGAGCATCATATGAAGTCGCAGGAATTCCTAGCGACTGTGCTTCCGTCTTCGGGTAAGTATTGCGCCTGCGAACTAAGCACAGCAAAAAAAGAACACGTATTTGTTGATACGATTGATGAACTGTATAGCAACGCTGCACACTTTAGCGGTGAAGGGCTTAATGCTTTTTATGCACTAGCATCATTTAACACAAGCGGCAAGCGTTTAGCTACAAACGCAGTAAAAATAAAATCTTTATTCTTGGATATTGATTGTGGAGAAGGAAAGGATTATCCTAATAAACAGGCGGCAGCAGCGGCACTGGGGACATTTTTGTCTGAAACTTCGTTAGATAGCCTCGGAACCCCATACGTCGTATCTAGTGGCGGTGGACTGCACGTATACTGGCCATTCACAGAAGAAGTAGATATAGCTACATGGAAACCAGTAGCAGAGAACCTCAAGCGCTTATGTAAGAAAGAGGGCTTGAATATTGACGCTATGGTTACTGGCGATGCCGCTCGGGTATTACGCGTTCCTGATACACAGAACTACAAGCAAGAAAAGCCACGGGCTGTATCTATTAAGGTGGTTGGTACAACCTTTGAGTTTGAGGCATTAGCTACGGTC